ATGGATGCCCACGTTGTCATGGAGGAGGCTGGCGCCCTGTTTCATGTGGCGTTTCCCGCCTCAGGCTTTGAGGACAACTTCGGGGGCATATTGGTGCCCGAAACCAAGACGGGCGCCAACGCCGGTACTCCGCTACACAAGTATGTGGTGCGCACCGACACGATGGACGTGTTGGGGCTGCACTCGTACAAGTATGCGGAGACTGAGGGGTACCGTTACATCGCCGACATGGCGGAGGAACTGTTCCCGCAGAAGACCACATCGTGCACGGTGTTCGGTGTAGGGGAGAAGATTGCGGTAACGCAGGAACTCATCGCACCCGTGGACTTGGGGGAGGGTGACTTCATTCAACCCCAGATCTGTTGGATCACCTCGTACAATGGGGTGTGGGCTACGTCAGTCTACGATCTGACGGAACGGCTGTTCTGTCAGAACCAGTTGATTGGTAAGCCTCTGGTGAAGGTGAAGCACACCAAGAACCATGACAGTCTGTTGGAGATGCGGGTCCGTATCCTTGAGGGGTCGATTGCTAGGGCTGAGGCTCTGGCGAGTATGGCCCGGGTTCTCAAGGATCAGGAGTACACGGACGAGCAGTTCAGGGGACTGGTTCTGCAGGTGATGCCTTCGACGGAGGACATGACTGACCGTCAACATAACAACTTGTCAACCAAGCGGCAGTACTGCCATACGGCGTGGTCCCGCGAGAGGCAAGAGTTCGGTGCCGGTAACCGTTGGATGGCGTACAACGCCATTCAGGGTGCTGAGCAGCACAGGATCAATGGGCGTGCCAAGGGCGGATTGTATGATCCGATGAAGGCGATGGAGAAGGCCATTGATAGCAAGACCCCGTTGGCAGAGCAGGCAATGGCCCTGCTGACGGTCTAAACCAAATAGGAAAAGGAGAAACAATCCATGTATGTATGGACACGCAAGGAGATACTGGATGGCTAATCCTCCCCGAGTGGGAGAGATGATCGTCTACCGGACGTTCGCAGGAATGTGGCGTTCGGTAGAGGTCACCGCCGTACATGATGTTGTCAAGAATGGGCGTCCCGGCTTTGACGGGGTGGACAGGAATGGCAACACGTATTGGGGGTACAACGATCAGATTCTCCCCGAAGAAGAGGCGTTTGCTTGGATTGTGAAGGCGAACGCACCATGAGTATCGTTACGATACGAACCCAATGTCGGATGTGTCCGAGGATAACCCGAACAGATGTGGACGAGATGAAACTGGAGATGTTCATGCAGCGTCTGAAGGAAGTCCAAACCTTGTTTCCCAAGCATAACGCCGACGAACGCGAGGCAATCGTGGGTCATCGTAGCGGCTACTATCTGTGTCCGGTATGCTGGCCCGAAGATGAGGAGGACGAATGAGCATAACTCCAACGGGTCCTGACCAGACCTTTACACGCAAACAACTGCTCGCCCTGCGCGACGCCGAAGCACAACGGCTGCGCGAAGAGTGGGCAGAGAAAAAGGAGAGCAAAGATGATAGTCCTGAGTAATGGGGCTGTTCCCTTGGTATGGCATGTTGCCGAAGGCTACGACGACGGGCTGCGACCGTTCATTGGACGGGTGCTGGCCTACAGGAGCCGAAGCGAACTGCATCCCTACGTTGTCTGGAGCATGGCTTCGGACGACGGGGCGTCGTTTGACTGCGAATCAGGCGACTACTGTGATACCATAGGACAAGCCGAAGAGATCTTTGCCCGCAGGGCACAGACCGTTCCCCGCAGGAGCGGAGTAACCAACCAAGGAGAAAACAGCAATGACTAAGATACTGGAAGTGCTACCCCCGCAGATCCGCAAGGGCCGGGAGGAGCGGTACCCGTGGGCTGACTGGTTTGACGGTCAGGTACGGCTACTGGAAAGTGGCATCGACTATGATGCCGAGACTGTCAGCATGAAGTCCTGCGCCTACGCTGCCGCACGGCGGCACGGCGTGAAGATTGCATTGCGCACAGTCGGCAACGATCTGGCCCTACAGGCTCTGTAGACCGGATCCAGTGCAGGTCGTGGGGGGTCGGGGAGTTCCTCCTTTCACCCCGGCCCCCCACACACTGAGAGGAGACAAATGGCAAGTAACGAACAGTTAGAACAGGAAATAGCCGATCTGAAAGTCGCCGTTCAGGGGATGTTCGGAATGCTCAAACATCTCACCGTCGAAATCGGTGATTTCTCACATACTTTGTCCGAAGTTGGTTCCCAGTTTATGACAAGAATGGGTTTCATTTGGGAGTCTTTAGGGGGCAAAGTTGTTGAGGAAAACGAACCGGATTCCGACAAAGAACCCGACGAAGAACCCGGGGCCGAAGTAATCCCGCTCAGACCCCGTGACAGCGAGGAGCCTGCCGACGCCTGACCGGCTGTAGCAGCCCATGGCATGGCATGGAGTGTTTTGGCTAGTACATGCCATGTCATGCCATGGGGGGGTCCACCACCCGTATCCACCGACATGCTAGGATCGAATCATGCAACCAACCGATGACCGAATCGTTCTCCGCCAATCATGGCTGGGGGAACTGTCAATGTGTCCCGAAAGGGCACGCCAGTCCATGCTGGGAATCTCCCAAGACACCCAGTCCACGTCCACCATGCTGGGGACCGCCGTCCACTACGGCATCGAACAATGCCTGATCGAAGTGATGGAAACCGGGAAGCCTCTGACAAAGGCTAAGACCGTTTCGACGGCAACGAAATACTGGGACGACCACCGTGACGAGATCGTCCGCTGGAACCACAAGGAAGACGAGCCGGTAGAAATCATCAAGGCCAACGCTGGCGTGTGGTGGGACGAAGTACGAGAGAACGTGCGCCCTACAGCCGTGGAGTGGACGTTCGAGTTGCCGTTGGTGGTGGATCACAAGCCGGAGATCTGGCTCAAGGGAACCATCGACTGTGTGCAGGAGTTCCCGCAACCAATCTTGGATTGGAAGAACCCGGGGCGTAAGCCGTCCTCCGAGTGGGAGAAGAAGCGTTGGTCGGTGCAGGCCGCAGCGTACACTTGGGCGGTAGCAACGCAGGCCGACAACGGGCTGACTGAGCCGTTGGGATTCGAGTTCGTGCATCTCGTCAAAGGAACGGTGCACACAACTCTCGTAGATTTCGGACCTGCGGAGTGGGCCAGTCTGGTTGCGCTGGCTCGCTCTGCGGGCACACTCATTGCCGCTGACCTACCAGTGTGGCCGCTCAACATGACCGGCTGGCATTGCGCACCCAAATGGTGCGGGGCATGGGCCACATGCCGTGGTAGGTTTGCGGGACCAGATCCATGGAACCAACTATAGAAAGGTAGACCCATGGCAGCAGCAACAACAGCAAAGAAAGCAGAGAACAGCATTACGGTATTCCGTAGGCAGGTCATTCAGACGGGGAGTTATGAACCCGCTGAGGCATCCTGTTCGGTGACAATCACCGTGGATACCGACACGTCGGAAGAGGAAGTTACAGACCTGATTACCCGTTGGGGATCGGTGCTGGAACTGTCCAACTACGAAGCGTTGGGAGTCGGCTACGAGATAGCGGAGGATGGCACCGTAGCGATGCTTGAGAAAAGCATTCCCGGGGCTAGTGCGAGTGGACCCCCAGCCGTGGCCCCGGCCCCGGCTGCATCCCCGGCCCCTGCCGGTGGCGGAGGCGGAAGCCTTGAGGAAATCTGGCGCAACCTGATGGACAACAAGTCCGACTGGTGGGATCCGAACTGGTCAAAGAAGATGGACCCCAACTCCAACTTCAACAAGAAGGGGCCGGACTACAAGCGCCGGTCTGACGGCAAGGGGCTGTGGTTGACGAAGCAGGACGGGTCCGTGCTGGTCCCCGGCTGGTTCGTCTGCCCGTTCACGGGTAAGACCGCAGCCGATCTAGCGTCCATCGGGGCACAGATCCGGGCCTGACAGTGGCCGACATCCTCACAGAGGATGAGGTGGCACGTCGCCTCGCCGCAGCCCAGACCGATGGGGCTGACGGCGGGGTGGCGGACCGTCCTCCGCAACCAAACAGGTGGTCGCTGACCACCACAGTCGTAGACAACCTGATCGGGTTCATCCGCAACCCGGCAGAACGATGGTATCTAGGGTTCCCAGAGATCGACCTAGCGACCCGTGGCATCGGCAAGGGTGAGGTACTGATGGTGGTGGGGCGATCCCACACCGGCAAGTCCCAGATGCTGTTGAACAGCATGGTCACCAATCTGGTGAACGACCCGTCAGCACACGTCGTGATCTTCTCCATGGA